GAGATCGATGTTGTTGTCGTCGACTTGGACAAGGCTCATGAAAAGGCCTTGAATCTAGCTTTGAACAAGATCACCGGTTCATGGGATGATGAGGCATTGGCTGCACTGCTTTCCGAATTGAAGGACAGTGGGCTCGAGACAGGGTTTGCCGATGAGGAGGTGTACAGGCTCCTCGAGGAGCTTGGGAAAAACACATCCAAGGATGATGATTTCGATATCACCGAGGAGCTCGACGCCATCGAGGTTCCCCAATCAAGGTTGGGAGACCTCTATCGCCTTGGTGATCACCTGCTGCTTTGCGGGGACAGCACGGATGCTGCAGATGTTTCCCGACTTATGGGACAGGACAAAGCCTCGATGGTATTCACCGATCCGCCTTGGAATGTGGATTATGCCCAGGTCGGGCACAACGAGGCGAAGCGGGGAATCCTGAACGATTCGATGAGTAGCGAAGATTTCCGAAAATTCCTCTCCGCGGTCTTCACCAGGGCTCTCGAGGTTGCAGAGTCCGGATGTATGACGTATGTGGTGATGTCCACCAGTGAATGGGCAACCATGATGGAGGTTATGGAGTCCTGTGGATTCCATTGGTCGACGACGATCATTTGGGTGAAGGATTCGTTGGTCCTTTCCCGAAAGGACTACCATACGCGGTATGAACCCATCTGGTACGGATGGGCTGGTGGATCCGCCCGGCTGTGCCCTTTGGAGGATAGGACGCAATCGGATGTATGGGAAATCGATCGCCCGAAGCGAAGCGAGGAGCATCCGACCATGAAACCCGTTTCGTTGGTTGCGCGGGCTGTCATGAATAGTTGCGGGCAGGATGCTGTCGTGCTCGATCTGTTTGGAGGATCCGGAACGACGTTGGTTGCCTGCGAGGAAGTGGGCCGGCGATGCAGGATGATGGAGTTGGATCCGAAATATTGTGATGTGATCGTGAAAAGGTGGGAGAACCTGACCAGCAAGAAGGCTGAATTAGTACAGAGGAGTGAACTTGATGGCCAAGAAGAAGGTTTCGTTGTCTACGGCTCAGAGTGTCGCGGAAATGGAGACTGATGGGAAATCGGAGGATGAGATTGCCGGCTCCCTAGGAGTTTCCCTGGCGCAGTTGCAGAGTTTCGTCAGGGAGAACCGGGTCGATATCGATTACTACAAATCAAGATTACTTGGGAAGCGGGATGAATGGTTGCAAGCACTCAGCAGGCGGGCTGTCGGGTACGAATACAAGGAACGGAAAGTCACCACCACGGAATTCAACGGCAAGAAGAAGGTGTTCACAGAAATCAATGAGCGGCACCTTCCCCCGGATACTCAGGCTCTGCTTTGGCTAATTGAGCATGCAAAGTAGTGTCTCTAAAACATTAGTAAAATGGTATATACCGAGTTTTCAACAAATTGAAGGTTGAATTTCGGGAATCGGGGAAGTTCTTTCAGTCGTCCTCCGGTCGATACCTCCTGAGGTTATTGTTTTATTACCCATCTATGCAAACAGTATCTCAAGCTAAATGGCAACTACGATTATTCAACAAATTTGTTGAGATTATTACATTTTGTGATAGATTGTCCGTATGTATAAAACAGCTCGCCAGGAACAATTTAGTGTAGCTTGGGTTAGAGCCATGGCAGCCACTCTGGGTTTAAACACTAGCAAGCCAGATGTAGATGATGATAGTGTCGACCTTTCTCTATTTGCAAAGGATTGGGAAGGGGGCAAGATTTCAAGACCACAGATTGATGTCCAAATAAAATGCACTACACAAGAATTTAATGATGACGGTAACTTACATTATGTATTAAGCGCTAAGAACTATAATGATCTATCAACTACAGATGTAATTTCTCCTCGTTATTTGTTCGTTGTTACAATTCCAGAGGAAAAAACTAAGTGGGTGACAATAACTAGCAAGGCAATGGTTCTAAAAAACCTTGGTTATTGGTTTTCTCTTAGGTCGTTTGACGAACTAGCTCCAGGACAGGAAAGTAAGACAATATTGATTCCACGGGCGAATGTTCTTACAAAAGAACAATTATATGAATTAATGAATCGAGCAAGTTTGATGGTGGATATAGATAGTGATTAAACCAAATGAAATTGAAATGATTAAAAATGTACCTATCTCAAGTGTCCAAAGATTTCTCGGTTCAGCAAATTGGGAGAATACTTTTTCCCAGGCAAACGTTCTTGAGATATGGAAGACCCAGTTTGAAGACAAGTCCTTCGAGATTATATTACCATTAAGGGATAGTTTTAAAGATTTCTTACAGAAGTATATTCAAGTCTTCAATGAGCTTAGCATTAGATATAGTAAAAACTTAGAAGGAATTATAAATCTTATCAATAGTCAAGCGACTGATATAATCCAGGTAAGAGCTAAAGGACCTGATCTTATTGATGGATCGATTCCAATGGGCGAAGGTGTAGACTTATTCATCAATGCTAAAGAGATGATGTTAGCTGCTGCCCTTGCTGCTTATAAAAAGAAGAAAATGTTTTTAGGGAGTCTTCCAGACATGACAACAGACTATCTAAATTCATTATATTTTGGACAAACTGAAATTGGTAGTTATGTAGTAAATATTAAAGTTCCAATTAACGCAAGCACAAGTTTAGATCCTGAGAATGTTGAAAATGATGGACTTGGCATTAACTCAACCTATTCGAGGAAAGTCACAAAAACTCTCTCGGAAGGTCTGAGATCTTTGAAGATGACAACCAGAGAATATATTAGTTCTCGAGATGAAGCGATTTTCGTTGAAGCAGTAGAACACGGCGTAAGTTCAAATCTTTGTGATGCAATAGTTGGTATAAGCAATAGAATTTCAAAACGCGAGATTGCTATTTCCGTTCGTTATCCTGTGAGTATAGATGAGAATATTGAAGAGGTTATTGAATTTAGGAAAGATGATATAGAAGTCATTGAACGGATTTCTTCTGTTTTTAAAGAGGAGACGACTCAACAAAATTTTACAGTTAGTGGTTATGTATTAAAATTGCATCGAGATGAAAAAGAAGAAGCTGGAAAAATCACTTTAAAGGCACCTTTAGACGGGATCGAAAAAAGTGTGAAAATTTCACTGAACAAGGATGACTATGAGAAGGCAATTATTGCCCATGAAAAGAAATGTAAACTTCAATGCACTGGATTTCTAGTGGTAAAACCTAGGAAAATTCAATTAGTTGATGTAATAAATGTGCAAGAATTAACCGAAGAGGCACCTGACCTATTCAACTCGCCGCCTTCAGAGCAATAGATAATTTAAATATTGAAATACTTTTCTCAGTCTTCCCCCGGGGGGTGGGTAGAATACCTGCAACCTGACGGTTTTATACCGTGGGTGAACCTGGCTGTGCACAGGTGCAAAATGGGAATTTTCATAAAATGGCTGGAAGACCGAGAAAACCGAGTAAGACAAAGATCATCCAAGGCACCTTCAAACCCTCCCGGAACCCGGTGAGGGAGCCGGAGCCGGCACCTCCGGTCGACACGAAAATCAAGCCGCCGGCCAGCCTCAACAAATGGGCCAAATCTTTTTGGAACGAATACATAGAGGAGCTCATGCAGACCGGAGTCCTCACCAGCGTGGACCTCTCCTCCTTCGAGGTGACCGCAGCCACCTACGGCCAGTGGAAGGAAGCCGAGTACATCGTCAACCACGATGAGTTCAAGCGCAAAAGGACGCTAGAAAAATACATGAAATCGCGTGGTTTTGAGCGGAAAAACATGCCCGAGCTGATCGTGATGGAAAAGGCCCGCTCCGATTTCCTCCGCTACTCCACCCAGTTCGGTTTGAATCCGGCCTCCCGGAACCGCATCGACGTGTCGGATGGCAAGAAGGAGGTCGACCCGATGGAGGAGCTGTTGTCGGAACATGCCTAGAAAACCGGTAGTGGGAGACGACCACAGGGGCCAGCAATATATCGACGACATACTTCGTGGAAGGATTCCCTCCTGCCTGTTTGTCCGGCAGGCGGTCCAACGGCATGTCAGGGACCTGGAGCGTTCGAAGGATCCCTCCTTTCCCTACCGTTTCGATGAAGGCAAGGCCCTCAAGTCCATCCGGTTCGCCCAGCTGCTGAAACACTCGAAGGGGATATGGGCGAAGCGCAACGAGAATATACGGCTGGAAGGTTGGCAGCAGTTCATAAAATGGTGCCTGCACGGATGGATCCGCAAGGACAACGGATGCCGGCGGTTCAGGAAATCCTACATCGAAGTCCCCAGGAAGAATGGAAAGACCACCATGGCCGCTACCGAGGCATCGGACGTGTTCTTCCTCGATGGGGAGGCGGGTGCGGAGATCTATTGCGCCGCCACAAAACGCGACCAAGCCAAGATATGCTGGAACGAAGTGCGTGCGCAGATCATGAAGCAACCCTCGTTACGGAAGCGGGTGGACATCTACAAGACGTTCTCCACCATCAAGCAGAAGGGCGGAGATTCCATCATCAGGGCATTGGGAGCCGAGTCCGATACCGAGGACGGTCTCAATCCGCTGCTGGCGATCATCGACGAATACCACGCGCACAAGACGGCCGACATGGTGAACGTGCTTGAAAGCGGCATGGGTGCCAGGGAGGAGCCGCTGCTGTATATCATCACCACCGCCGGATCCAACCGCAACGGCCCGTGCTTCCAGGAGGAGCGTGAACTGGCGGTGCGCACGTTGGCCGGGGATGGTCCGGACGATTTCTTCTGCATCATCTACACGCTGGACGAGGGGGACGAATGGGACGATCCCGAGGTGTGGATCAAGGCAAACCCGAACCTCGGTGTCTCGGTGAAGTACGAGTACCTGAGCTCGAGGGTAAAGCAGGCGTTGGCATCACCCAGGAAGCAGAACGACGTGAAGACGAAGAACTTCAACGTCTGGTGCGATTCCCAGACGGCATGGATCGGCTCCGAGGTATGGGACGCGTGCGGGGGTGCGGTCGATCCCGAGGCGTTGGCCGGCAGGAACTGTTTTGTCGGAATGGACCTTGCGAACACCGACGACCTGTCCTCTGTCGTCGCGGTGTTTCCTCCGGTGGATCTGGAGACTGACTATCAGATCCTCGCAAGGTTCTACATGCCGGAGGATGCGATCGACGAGAAAAGTAAAAAAGACAAGGTCCCCTATGCCTTGTGGCGGGACCAGGGATATCTGACAGCCACTCCGGGAAACATCATAGACCAGGACTTCATCGAGGCGGACCTCCGCAGTCTTGCCGATACATATCACGTCGTGGCAACGGGATACGATCCCTGGAATGCGAGCCAGATCGTGACGCACATGAAGTCCGAGGGGATGGTGATGGCGGCGGTGAGGCAAGGCTTCGCGACCATGAGTCCCATGTCGAAGTTCTTTGAAACGCTTTTCACCGGAAAGCGGCTCCGGCATGGTAAGAATCCAGTATTGGCATGGAATGCCGCTTGCGTGGAGGTCGAACAGGATTCCGCGGGGAACATCAAGCCGGTGAAACCCGACAGGCGCAAGACCGGCAGACGGATCGATGGGATCGTGGCGACGATCATGGCCTTGGGCCTGTCGATGCAGGACGAGGGAGAAGAGGAGGACGATGGCAGCCTGTGGGTAGTCTGAGGGGATTTGTTACCAGAAAACTGTTCGGACTCATGGATATCGGGGAACTTGCGGCCAGCCTCCGTGAAAGCGGGTACGTCACCATGAGCGGCGAGCAGGTGAGCGTGGAAAGCGCCCAGCGGCTGTTCGCAGTGTATGCATGTGTGAACGTCCTGGCCGAGACGATCGCCACCCTACCGCTGAAACTGTACCGGACCGACCGGGACGGGAACCGCGAGGTGGTCAAGGACCATGCCTTCGCGAAGACGCTGAAGAAGCCGAATCCCACCGACACCCCGTTCGAGTTCTTCGAGCGGGTGATCTGGCACCTCGCCCTCAGGGGGAAGTTCTTCGCCATCAAGGTGCGCGTGTTCGGCGAGGTCCACGACCTTCTTCCGGTGTCGAATCCGGACCTGGTGACCGTGGTCGACACCGCGGACCATGGGTACGAGTTCATCATCGACGGAAAGCGGTACTCTCAGGACGAGGTCCTCTACCTGATCGTGCATGACGGGAAATCGGTGATCCGCTACCAGGCGGACACGCTGGGAAAGAACCAGGCGATCAACCGCTACGGATCCGCATTCTTCCGCAACGGGGCCATGCCGGGGCTGGTGATCAGGAATCCGAACAAGTTCAAGGACGAAGGGGCATTCAAGCAGTTCAAGAAGCGGTGGGAAGACACCTACGGTTCGGCCAGGAACGGGAATAAGGTCGCCATCCTCGACGATGGGAAGACCATCGAGAAGATCTCGCTGACCAACGAGGACAGCCAGTTCCTTGACACGAACAAATACTCGGACTCGCAGATCGCGGGGTTGTTCCGGGTTCCGGTGTACATGATCGGGAACTATGACAAGGCGACGTTCAGCAACATCGAGAACCTCGGACAGCAGTTCGCCAGGTTCACGATCGCTCCCTGGTGCCGCCGGATCGAGAGCGCCGTCACCCTGCAATGCCTGCAGGATCCTTCTCTGTACGGTGAATTCCTGATCGATTCGCTGGAGCGGGGAAACCTGCTCTCCCGATACCAGGCGTACAAGGTGGGTCGCGACTCGGGATTCCTCTCGGCGAACGAGATCCGGAGGAAGGAGAACATGAATCCGTATGAAGGCGGGGACGAGTTCCTCAAGCCGATGAACAACGAGACCGCCGGGACAGGAGACTGATATGGGCAAATGGTATCGGATCGTGGCGAAAGCCGAATCCGCCGACATCTACATCTATGATGAGATCGGCATGTGGGGAGTCACTGCCCAGGCGTTCACCAACGCGCTGCAGGCGGTGAGGGACAAGTCGTCGCTGAACCTGTATCTGAACAGTCCCGGTGGGGACGTATTCGAGGGTATGGCCATCTACAATGCGCTCTATCCCCTGAAAGACAAGATCACGGTCCATGTGATGGGATTGGCCGCATCGATGGCAAGTGTTGTGATGCTCGCCGCCTCGCACCGGATCGTATACACGGGAGCGATGGTCATGATCCACAACCCGTGGGGATGTGCGCTGGGGACAGCCGGGGAAATGCGCAAGACTGCGGAGACCTTGGACAAGATCACCGACCAGATCGTGGACATCTATGCGAATGCGATCGGAAGGGAATCCGACGAGATCAGGAGGCTCATGGATGATGAGACCTGGTTCAATGCGTCGGAAGCCATGGAGATCGGATTTGCGACCGAGGAGACCGAAGTCGAGGCTGCGGCCTCGTTGAAACGGAAATATGCCATGAAATTCCACCACGCTCCGTCGGAGATCGTGGTTGAAGACGAGCCGACGGTCCGGGAAGCCGAGGAGGCCCTGCGGGATGCGGGCTTCTCCGATTCCCGGGCAAAGGCGATCCTCGCGAAAGGCTTCTCCCTCCGGGATGGAGGGGAAGCGGAACACCGGGATGGTGGCCAGGATTTCGGCCCTGCACTCAGGCTTGTCGCAGGCATTCGGAAAAATTTGGAGGTATTCTAATGGACGAGTTGATGAAACAACTGAAGGCCCTTGCGGATTCCATCGCTGCGATCTCCGGTCGCATCGACGCATTGGAGAAGGCAAGGGGCTCTGCCGGTGATATGGATGCGTTGAAGGCGGAGATGACGAAACAGAAGGATGAGGTCACAGCGATATTGGCCAAGGTCCAGCGCGAGGGTATCACCGGACTGGATGCGAAGGGTGCCAAACGGGCGGAGGCTATCACCGCGTTCGTCGGTGCGGTGAGGGGAAATCTCAGTGCCGTCACCCGGACCAGCTCGAACGAGGACGGGGGATTCTTCGTCACTCCCGAGATCGAGGCGGGCATCATGCATCTGGCGGCGACCGAAGGAAGCATGCGTTCGATCGCGGATGTTCGCGGCACCAACAGCGACGAGGTGGTGATCAACGTCCGGGTGAAAGGAGCCGCGGCTGGACATGTCGGGGAGAATGACGAACGCGAGGAGACCGAGACTCCCAAGTACGCACAGATCCGTATTCCCATCCACACCCAGTACGCAGAACCGGTCATCAGCAACCAGGCGCTCGAGGATCCGGACGAGGATTTGGCGGCCGAGCTGACCTTCGCCATCTCCGAGGCTCTCGGTGTGCAGGACGAGGAGGACTTCATCCTGGGCAACGGGGTGAAGAAGGCGCGTGGGATCCTCAGTTATCCGACCAAGCTTTGTGCCAAGAAGAAGGATTTGGAATGGGGCAAGGTTCCGGTGGTGAAGACCGGAAAAGCCCTCTCGTTCGCAGACGCGAATCCCGTACAAGTCTTCCGCAACGCGAAAAAATTGCTGAAGGTCGCCTACCGGACCGGTGCGGTGATCGTCACAAACTCGGACACGGCAGCGGTCATGGAAGGGTTCTTGGACGACAACGGCCGGCCGCTGTGGGTCGATTCCATCAAGGATGGGCAACCCGACCGTCTGATCGGCCTCGGGGTCGTCATCAACGACTACATGCCCGACATCGACAATGCCGAGGGACTTCCGTTCGCTGCGTTGATGAATCCGAAGAAAGCCTACGCGATCCGCGACCGCAAGGGGATGACCATGATCCGGGATCCCTACACCAGACCGGGATTCGTGAAGTTCCACACCGAGAAGCGCACCGGTGCGGGTATCAAGAACTATGAAGCCATCGTGCTCATCAAGGCAGAAGCCTAAGGAGGATCCGGATGAAGGACCAGAAGAGCTTGATTGATGCCAGGATTGCCGTACCGGTCACGGTGGGCAAGGCCTCGGTGGAGGGAAATGCTATCGATCGGACGGGATTCGAGGCGGTGACCATTGCCGCGGTGATCGGATCCGGCGCATACGCAGCTGACAAGACGGTGAGGACGGTACTCCTCGAAAGTGAGGATGGGATCGCATTTACCGAAG